GAGCAATTGCTCACCAGCATTACGCAGAAGCTGACTGACAAGCTCGCTCCAAAACCCGAAGATGTTGGAACTGCAGCACCAATTCCTGTCAATCTCGAATCAGCTAATGACAGTTTGGTGAGATCGAGCGTCGATTTTAGTCGATTACTGCGCCGCAAGTTTGCCAATTCACCTCGATTGGTACGATGGGCAGAACGTGCTTATCAAATTGTTCATGAAGGCGGATTGCCCGCCATTCGTCGCGCTGGTTTGAGTTCTCGAGAATTGATAATCCTTTCATGGATCGAGGATCGATGCCGAGATCGGATTTACCCTCCGAGTCTCTACCAAGTCGCAATGCAAGTCGGTCCTTCCAATAACTTCCCCACTCAGAATTCATTTCTCGCAGCATGCAAGATGAGAGCTGGTAGGGACTTTTCAGTACAAGAACGTCGCTTCCTCGAATGGAAGGGACGAATTGCATCGGTTGTCAACTTTTAGGGCCTTGATAAAAGGCGAACCCGTAGGAGATTTGCACATGCGAACGCGTTCCACCTGGCAGGGCAACGGTGCCGCGACTCCGCGTCAGGCGGCTACGCAACGCCAAGCCGACATTTACAAGATGAACCAAGAGCACCCGGATGCTAAGCCGACTGACTACGAGTCAGGCGATCCGGACTCCTGGGCGGAATCGTGGCATGGCTACGGTGACGTCGAGAAGGAATACGAAGGCGGCCACGTCAAGCGAAACGAGCTGAACTTCGCTGAATTCCGCGATGACACCTGGAAGCACAAGGATTCGGACCACTGGCATTCGGGCAAGGGCAGCTACGACAACGTCGTAGATGGCGAGGGCAAGTTCGAGAATCCGACTGGCAAGTCTCAGGGTGAGAAAGCCGGCCGCACCTACGAAGCTGGCACACAAGGCGGTGCCGCACCTGCCACCACGTCGACCATCATGGCAAGTGGTGACCAACGTGATATGGCTGAGCGCAAGGCCAAGGCCGTCGAGCGCATCGTTCGTGCGACGCTTCGCACCTCGAACGAGAAGATCATCATGGACGTCGCCATGGGTTTCATGGGGATGCCCGATCGCGTTATTGTGGCAACGCTGCGTGCACTAGATGCAGTTTCGCCAGATTCTCTCACGCCCGAGAACAAGACCCGTCGTGCCATGGCGTGCACCAAGCTCGCTGCTCGCCTAATTGGTGAGGATGCGTCCGACAAACAACTCGAGCAGCTTGCATCGACACTCATGACAGTGGATGATCCGACGCTTCGGTCCATCCTCAAGCAGCTGGCGGCGGTGAAGGTCGCCCAACAGCAGCAAGAGGAAGAGGACGATCAACAGGGCCACACTGGTCAACAGCAGGTCACTGGCCAGCAACAGCAAGGGCAGCAGGACCAGCAGGGACAGCAACAACAGTCCCAGCAGGAGCAGCAGTCCCAGCAAGAACAACAGGGCCAGCAACAGATGATGTCGCAGCAGGAGCAAGCTCAACAGCGGTTCATGCAGCAACAGCAGGGCCAGCAAGAGCAACAGGGTCAGCAACAGCTGATGGGCCAGGAGCAGGAAGAGGAGCAACAGGGCATGCCCAAGATGGGACATGACCTTCCGCCCGCCGAGCTCCAACTCCTCGACCAGATGCTGAAGGAAGAAATGGGCCAACAGGGCGTCCCTGGTGGGGACGATCTGACGGCTCTTTTCGAAGCAGCCCCCGCTCCAGCAGCTCCCGTCGTGCCTGTGATGACGGCAGCTCAAGCCGGCGCAATGCCCGAAATCTCGTTCGATGACGATGATGAAGTTCCGGCAGCGCCAGCGGGCGCAGCCGCAGCCCAAGTCGCGTCGCAAGGTGATGAACTCGACCAACTCTTTGGCGACAATGAGGAAGTCGTGGCTCAGCGCCAAATCAAGGCAGCGGAGCTTGAGCAAAACGCTCGTGAGAGTGGTTTTGCAGGAGTCGGTCGCACTGCCTCAGCCAAGGGTGCAAAGAAGATCGGCCAGGTCCAACGTGGCAAATCAGCCACTGTCGACCAGACCCTAGAGAATCTCTGGGATCGGCCATAAGTTCAACAATTGGAGCCATAAACTCCTAATTGTCGAGATACAGATAAAGGAAACGCAGACTAACCACAGCTTCTTTGGAGACCTAAAGGAAAGACAAGCGAACAGAATCAAAGAGAACGGACGACTTCGCGGGCAACCGAACTGAAGTCACGTTTTCGGAGAAACTGCCAACTTAGTTCAACCTGAGAGTCATCGGAGACTGGAGCAACCATGGGATCGATCGGCGGTCAAGCATCTGGTGACTTTAAGCTAAGCACCAGCGCTCTGCGTATCCTGTACAGCCTGTTCAAGGACAGCATCACGTCCTTGTCACCTGACGGATTCACGCAGAATAACCCCAATGTCGTCACCACGGCCTCAGCGGTCTCGACCACCATTCCGGTGAACGTCAAAAAGGGCGTTCTCGGTGGTTCGGTCGCGTTCGTGCGGCCTGACATCGGGGAGAACACGACTGGAGGCGCAGTGCTCGTCAGCGCAGCCTATGTCGTCAACACGAGGCCACTCGGTCTCTTCATCAACGACGCATTGGGCAATGCGTACGAGAACACTCCTGGTCCGGCATCGGGCAAAGGACCGTTTCTTCGTGGCGGTTCGTATGGCCTCAAGCTGTACGAGACGCAGAAGCAGACGACTAACCACTACTCAGGTGGTACCTTCACTTCTTCTGGTGGAGTGGTCGGCACTGCGCTGGTTTACTCGCCAGGCCAGAGGCTCTACGCTTCGGTCAACGGGTACATCACCAACGACTTCACGGACTCCTACGAAGCCCAGTGGCTTTTCGCTACCCTCACAGGCAGCGGAGCTACAGGACTTCCAGTCCCAGCCGACATCACCGTCATGGGCACGCTCCTCGCGCAGCCGGACTCCACCAGCACGGAGCTCTTCGCAGAGCTTCCCGTGAACTGAGCCGAAAGGATAAAGGAACAAAACCATGAATCCCTTCGGCGTACAGGTAGTGGACAACACGATCAAAGAGCAGATCGTAGACAAGTTCATCGGCTCATCGGCAGGACGCAAGCGTCTCGCCGCTTCGATGATCCAACCGCTGCGTGAGCGGCGCGATTACTCGTCCGTTGGTCGTAAGACCTTCTTGGTCGAGCAATTGCCCGACGGTGCGCTCCCGATCTACGACAAGGATCCGGACGTCACCGCCTACGTGATCGGTGAGGAAGGTGAGAGCATCACTGCGGTCATGAAGCCGCGGCGCGTGATCTTCCCGCTCTTCGAGATCGCGGCCCTCCCCAAGGCCCCGTTGACGCAAATCAAGGAGCGTCGGTACGACCTCCTGAAGCGTATGCAGGACCTCGGCAAGGCGCAGGTTCAGGCGGCAGAAGACGACCGCGTCTTCTCCATCCTGGATGCACTCGCTGTCAACGGCTTCGACGAGTTGCCTGGGCAAACCAACCCGGACATCCCCGTCGTCGCTCCGATTTCGCCAGCCGTCCTTGCGGACGCGTTTGCCGAGATCGAGCGGCAGGATCTTCGTGTCGCTCGCGTTTACATGAACGCGACCGACTACGCAGACATCCGGAAGTTCGGGCGCGACGTGCTCGACATCGAGAGCCAGGCAACCCTGTGGAAGACAGGCATGATGGCAACTGGGTGGAACGCCCAGTTCATCGTCAGCCGCCTTGTCGCTGCAGGCGTGGTCTACATCACGTGTGAGCCGGAGCACTTCGGTCGCATCCCGGTTCGTACGGAGCTCACGGTGCTCAGCGCGGACAACCCCGAGGACCGCACGATCGGCTTCTCGATGTTCGAGAACCTTGGCATCGGGGCGTACAACCCCCGCGGCTTGGTTCGCCTCATCGTTACACGCTGATAAGCTCTCAGAGCTTCTTTTCGACCCTGGTTGCCTCACGGTGGCCGGGGTCGAAAAGTATTTGGCGTGTAAAATGTAGTCATGATCGATGATGACCTAAAGAAAAAGATCAAGATCATCGACAAGTATATCGCTTCTCCTAGTGGGCGGGCTAAACTGGCGCAAGCCATGATTCAGCCGCTTAGAGGGCCTTATCCTAGATGCGGCAAATGTGGCAAGCCGCTATCGGGGGTGATGAGCTCAATGCTTCACACGGCCGAGGAATGTCTAGTTTATTATGTGATGGAATCCTGAATTCCGTTCATTCGTAATAGGTTATAGGTAGATAGGAATTAGGTTGATAAGCTAGCTAGTCTCAAATGTAGTTTCTTTCTTGAATGGAGGCAATATGCCAATTCAAGAACATGAACCTCTGAGTTCTGAACCGGGACTCATGTCTGCCGATAAGCGGGCTTGGTGGGCTGGTGCTTGGGAAAAGCGGGCTCTCAAACAGCCAAGAATGGCAGTTCTGCAGTATGCAATGAACTCCACTCGTCGACCCACAGCTCCAGATGAAACAGTGGCATATGGATATGTGTCACTTAATAAATTTCATGATCGTGAGAGTCTGGTTGTGCTCAAAACCATCGAAACGCTCGATGTCCAATTTTTCGATTCGTTTCCGCGTAAGTCCACAACGGCTCTTGACGAGACCTTCAAAAAGGCGATCATTGGTGAGGCATGCCGCGCTTTTTACCGACATGGGCTATCCGCTTATGGCAAACCCGGACTACGCAAACACTCAGAGCCTCTAGATCCAGAAAATCCGCTTGCTACCCTCTAACAAGGAGATCATCATGAGAAATGAAGAATTGAGTCGCGTTCTGACCACACAGTTCCACACCACCAAAAAGACGGGTGACATGCACATCACAACCATTGATGGTGTGAAGTGCACGTTCGAACGGCGTGGTGCCAACGCCTCGCCGAGGACTCGTTCTCGTAACTCCAAGCGGATGCCCGCTCGTCAGCCTGATGGGAAGTTTTTACCCCGAGCCACCAACTAAACAAATATGAATCGGCCCCGCTCACGTTTCCGCAAGCAGGGCCGATTGGTGATTTAGTTCGTCTTCGGGATGAAGGTCTCCGCGAAGTCGCCCTTTTTGCGATCCGTTCCTTCCAGGTCGTATTCGTCCGAGATCGTGGAGCCGAGCCACGCTTCGAGCGAGCGCGCCTCCATTCCCTTGGCGTGGTGGGTCGAGACTTCGGATGCCAGGTTGATGAGGTCGTACACCTTGCACTTGGCGGGCAGCAATCGAAGCTTTTTCTCCGAGATGGCGTCGAGATTCGCCA